GATTATTTTTTTCGGTTACAGAGTTCTTTTTATTTTTAAGAAACTTTTGTAATCTTTCTTTAATATCAATTTCACTATCTGATTCGGTTTCTTTTAATGATAAAACTAAATTAGTGAATTCTTCTAATGAATCAGGATTAGAAAGAATAGATGCTGGTGAGTTATTATCCAATTCTCCATCAGGTGCACAATATGCCTTTGCAACCGCACCATATTTAGATGGCATTGATAATGCTCTTACTTGATAATCTTTTCTAGTTACTGCTCTATTTTGAGAACCGAAGTTTGCTAATGCATTTTCTCTAATTTCTTCTATCGTATCTGCACCTTTACCACCAGTTGCAGATTCTTCATTATCAACCGCTACCGAATTTACTGTTGTTCGATATAACCCTCTTTCTTCTGGTGTAAATGAATTTCTATCTTCATCAAAATCAATTGTTTCAATTTGTACTAATTCACCAACTCCAACATTTGATTCAACACCACCACCTACTAAGTAAGATATTGTAAATTCACCAACTGGTGCTTGACCATATGATTTTGTTTTTAAGAAATTAGAAGGGTCAAATGAATCTCCTAATCTATCAATTGAATTATTTAATCCCAATCCTACGTTTTTGAAATTTGGTATTAGAGTTTCATCACCTGATGTTGAGTTTCCTCCACCAAAAACAAGAGATGTAGAATTATTTTCATTTACCTTTGTAGTAAATCTACGAGATGTTTTTATTACTTTTAATACGTTTGAAGCCTGTTCTTTAAATTGTGATAAATCTTTATCAGTTATATCTGATGTTGGGTAATCAACATAAACCATTTCTTGTGCAAGATAAGGTACATTGTACCACTTGTTTCCATTAGAATCCCTTACATCGTAAATATCAATTATATTATCATTTCCTAATTCTATCTTAGAAAACTGCTTAGGTGTATTACCAAAATCAAATGTTATTTGTTTTAGTTCTGCAGATATTGCCTTTACATATTTTTTTATAAGATATTGAGTAGGTGCTCCTTCATTTGAATTATATACACTAATCTCTCTATCGGTATCATCTGCAAAATCTAAAATTTCAGTACTTCTGAAAATAGTTCCTGTTGAACTTGCTCTTACAGACATTCCTTCTTTTATTCTAAGGTAATATTTTGAATCTGGTTTAATTTCATCACCTGTTCCTGTTGATGGAACTACTTGGTAAACTGCTAAGTTAGTTATTGCAGGAGAACTTACCTTTGGTTTATAACCCAAGTATTCAGATAATGCTAATACATTCTTCTTATCTTCTGCATATAACATCATTGATTCTTTCAATGAATCATCTACATAATAAGATAATACATCACCAACATAAGATGCCATTTCAATAAACATCATACCAGGTGAGGATTCATTAAAATCAGAATAAGTTTGTGGAAAATATGTTTTTGCGTAATCAATTAGGTTTTCTCTAAAACTTGAGAAATCCTTATTAAGATATTTTATATCTCTTCCCTTATTACTTTTAAATGATGAATTTAATGCCATTTATTTTATCCCTCTAATGTAAATGTTACTTCTTGTGATTCAAATTGACTACCGATAGTAAAAGTTATACTCATTTCTGCTCTATGTTTATCTTTCATTTCATCAGTCATCTTAACATCAATAGAATCAATGTTTATATATGGTAACCAAGAATTTACACTATTTGTTATTGTTTGTTCTAACTTAGTTGATAAATCATCAGTAAGTTGTTCAAATAATAATTCATGTAATCCTGTTCCAAAGTTTGGTTGAAATATTCTTTCTCCCTTTCTTGTTAAAAGTAAATTTTTTAAATTACTTTTTGCTTGTTCAAATGAATTAAATGCCTGAGAAAAATATCCTGTATTACCTCGTTGTACAGGCAAAGTAATACCATACGCAAAGTTATTAAACTCTTTGGTATCCTTTACTACTTTTTTATCAAGAATATAAGCCACTATTTACTCCCTATCTTTTAAACTTTTTTACAAGTTCTGAATTATCTCTATTTAATATTTTATCAAGACCAGGTAATCCTGTTCGTACACCAAGTCCTGTTTTATTTGGTTTTGTTGCAATATCACCATATCCCATTTTATGAGCCATCTGAGTTTTTAATCCTCCAACTCCAGCTCCAGCTCCTTGAGAAGTAAACTCAACAGTTTTATCCATACTCTCTTGGATTGGTTGTTGTTGTGGTAGATTATCTAATACTGATTTACCTCCACCTGGTGTTCCACCACCTGCTCTTTGTGCTTTTGTAAATGGCTGTGTTTGGTTTAAAACCTCATTCAATATTGGATTTCTTGAAAGTTGTTTTGTTGGTGCCTGTCTTTGTTCCTCAAGTGCAAGTTCTGCTTGTTCAAATGGGTCTACCACATCCTCTACAACTACTTGCGGAGAGGGAACGCTGACTACACCTCCCTTCGCCTCTGCTAATCTTTTATTTACTTCCTCTGCCAATATCTTTGGAAAAGTTTTCGATAAAAAACGTTCTTGTTGTTTGGCAGTTTCTACCTCAACAAGAGTCTTTATTACTTTTATTAATTGTTTGTTATTCATTTTCAATTGTGTTTATCTTAATATAAATATATGTACTTTAATTTTATGGTATTGTCCAACCCTTCCATTCTACTATACCTGGCAAAGATACTACGGTAATACCAGCGGGGTAAAGAGATGTTGTTTGATATATACCTTCTATTGTTGTAAGATGTATTTTTAGTTTACTAATTAATCTATCTATAAAAACTTCACTATTGTCTATTGGAAATATTTCTCCTATCTTTTTCCATTCACCAGGATTAGTACATATTGATTTTGTTGATTCAACATTTTGTACAGCTCCTTTTGGTATTTGAATTGGTGGGATTGGAGTCATTAATTCCGCTCCTGTCCAATAGGCCAATACACCATTACCTATATCATCTATAAAATTATGATTACCATCTTGTACACCCAATGCCGTTCTACAAGCTAATTTAATCTGCAGTTCCATATCATCTATTTTGGGTTTATCAATTGGTATTTCATTTAGTGTTTGTTTACCAGTTGAAACAACTTGATTATATTGTTGTGTTAGGAATTCTGCAAAATCATCATACGATTCTACTTCGTTAGATATTTTTACAGTTTTATTTTCTCGTGTAATCTGGTCAGATGTTGGAGAAGTTGGATTTAAAGGGTCAATTACAAGTCCAGCAACTGCTCTCCATGTGGTACTATTAACTGATGGTTTACCTGTTTCTATATCATTATCTGGTGTAGAGATATGAGTTTTAGTTGTAGCTTTCCAATCAGTACCACCATCGTTTACAATATCACCATTGTAATATCGTAAGTCTGGTCTCCATGCTGGTACACCAAGTTTAGTTGAAGATACTTGTACAGTAGTTTCTCTCTGCATATATCTTAACATATTGTTTTTAAACTTATCCCAAGACATAATATTTACTCCGTATAATTAAGTGTGGAAAGAAAATCATTTAATTTTGATTTTATAGAATTAAAATCAGAACGATTATTTGGGCCCATTGCGGTTGGTCCAGCTGGAGTTGAAAATATTTGTGCATTAATTGTATCGATGAGTTCTTCCATTAATTCAACTAATACCTGTCCTCTTACCAAAGGTTGTTCTGATTCTTCTGTATTAAGGTATATCTCTCCTGTACCTCCTAATATTGATACATTGTTATCATTTGTAGTAATTAATACATCTCCATTGAAGTCCATATCAGCTCCATCCAATCCATTATCTATTGTAAGTTTACCATCTGATATAAATGAATAATTTCCTTTTGAGTAAAATAACATTTCAGAATCTTTTGATGATAATATAATTCTACCACTATTGATTAAGGCTTGGTCTGTTCCCTTTAGTTCGGGTTCTTCTGCATATATTGGTTCTGTTTCTAATGGTGTATCAACAGTACCAGGAGTAAATTCTAATAAGTGTTCTCCACTTGATAATACAATACTTGAACCATCATCAACAATATCTTCAAAAGTAGGTTCTCCTATTTTTAAATCTTTTAATGACTTATCTCCTTGTCTATTTCTTATAATAATTGTTGGAGCTAAAACATTATCTACATTATTATAACCACTAAAACGAATTGATTGACCGAATCTCGATTGAATTAGTTTATCACCTTCG